CGCAACGTTAGACGGTGGAACATTCGGGTCATAATAAATTCAATAAACTTAGGAGAGAACAATGGCTTCGACCATTCAAATTAAACGTGGGTCTGCTGCAACAGCCCCTACTACGTCAGACTTAGCAGTAGGTGAACTTGCATATGCAATGGATACCGCAAATGATGGTGTAGGCTCTAAACTCTACATCGAATCGACAAACAGCGGCGGTGCTGCTATTCATGCTATTGGTGGTAAGTATTACACCGATATTGTAGACGGTGCCTCTTCCTCTAACACAGCTTTACAGCTTGTTAAGAGAGACGCAAGTGGAGATTTCTCTGCAGGAACAATTACAGCTGATCTTACAGGTAACGTAACTGGCGATGTAACTGGTGACCTTACAGGTGACCTTACTGGTAACGTAACGGGTAATATCACAGGTAACGTAACTGGCGATTTAATCGGCGATATCACTGGTAACATTACAGGTAATGTAACTGGTGACGTAACTGGCGACCTTACAGGTAATGTAACAGGTAACGTAACTGGCGATGTAACTGGTGACCTTACAGGTAATGCCGACACTGCAACTGCATTGGCAACTGGTAGAACTATTGCCATTACGGGCGACCTAGCATATACATCAGCATCTTTTGATGGTACTGCCGGCGTAACGGGTACTGGTACACTGGCTACTGTAAACTCAAACGTAGGTAACTTCGGTAGCACAACTGCTATTCCTGTTGTTACTGTAAATGCTAAAGGTCTTGTAACTGCGGTTTCTACTGCGGCTATCAGCACTGCATTTACTTTGTCAGACGGTTCCAACACACAGTCTGTTGCAGGCGGTGATACGCTAACAGTAAGTGGCACAACAAATGAAATCGATGTTGTTGTAAGTGCTACTGATACAATGACAGTAGGTCTTGCAACTAACCCAACTGTATCAGGTAACTTGACAGTATCAGGAAATCTTACAGTAAGTGGATCAACAACTACTGTTGATACTACAAACTTAGCAGTAAATGATCCGCTGTTTTCATTAGCAACTGGCAACGATTCATCTGATGCTGTTGACATAGGTTTCTATGGACTTTACGACACATCTGGATCACTAGATTTGTACTCTGGTTTATTCAGAGATGCATCTGATGATAAGTGGCATTTATTTAAATCACTGCAAGCAGTTCCAGGCACAACAGTAAATAAATCAGGAACAGGGTACACTGTCGCTACACTTGTCGCTGCATTTGAAGGCAACTTAACAGGCAATGTTACAGGTAACGTTACAGGTAACGTTACAGGCACAGTTTCCGATGTATCAAATCATGATACTGATGACATTAGCGAAGGTTCTACTAATCTGTATTACACAGATACGAGAGTAGGCACATTCTTGACTAGCAACACTGCTAAAACAATTAATGCGGCTACGATTGATGGCGGAACCTACTAATATAATTAGTATAAATAAAATTATGAAGAGAGGACAATACAGTCCTCTCAATTTTGAGATAATGAAATGGATGAGAAATTAATAAATACTTATGTGAATGCACTCGCATCTCAAATGAATGATTTAAACTTAGAGAATATTCTGCTTAAATCTAAACTTGCAATTGCAAATGAGAAATTGGCAGAGTATGACAACGCGCAAGTAGAACCACAACAAAGCGAGTTTGTAGAAGCAGATGTCGAACATAATAAAGCCAAAAAGAAGTAACACTGCAAACTCAGCGCCTAGTACATCAGATCTTGCGATAGGCGAAATTGCGGTAAATATACCTGACAAAACAGTGTACATGCGAGATTCGTCTGGAGCAATCCAGACTATTGCTAACTTTTCTGCGAGTGATCCCAATCTAGTTTTCCCTATAGGAGATTATGGAGATCTCAGTGCGTTATCGGTTGATGCTTTTGGTCAAGCAACAAGTCAAAGTTTTGACGCGCTAGATACTCCAAGTGGTTCTATTCAAATTGAAGATCTCGGAGGGTTGACCTAGAATGCCTACGCAACTACAGTTAAGACGTGGTTCCAATTCAGATATGTCTTCGTTCACTGGAGCAGAAGGTGAACTGACAGTAAACACTACTAATAAGTCATTGCATTTGCATGACGGATCTACTAGTGGTGGAATAGAATTTGCTAGGGCTGACCTAAGTAACTCAACAGCGGGTTGGACTGTTAGTGACGGTACTAATACTTTTACCATTGTTGTAGGAACTGATACTCCTCTTACAGTCAACGGCACATCGAATCAAATTGATGTTGCAGTAGGCACAGACTCGGTTACAATATCAACTCCTGATTCAGGTGTCACCGCTGCTAGTTATGGTAGCTCTACGGCTATTCCTGTTGTCACAGTAGATGCGAAAGGTAGAGTGACCGCTGTTACTACTGCTAGTATTACTGCTGGAGCAGCAGACACTGATGAATTGAGTGAAGGGTCAAGCAATCTATACTTTACAAATGCTAGAGCAGATGCAAGAATTACCGCGGCACTCATTGACGAAGATAACTTTTCTTCCAATAGTGCTACTAGATTGCCATCTCAACAGTCAGTAAAAGCATATGTTGATGGTACATCATATCTCACCGGCAGCGATGGTGTGTCCGTCAGTGCAGGCGTCCTGACAGCAGACAGCACAGTGGTCCGAACCAGTGGTCCACAAACTATCGCAGGTGCTAAAACATACAGCGATGACGCAGTGTTTAACGGCAACGTCACAATCAGTGGCACACAAACTATTGTTAACTCGCAGATTACAAGTTTAGCAGACAACATTATCGAATTGAACAGAGATGCATCCGGCACTCCAACTGAAGATGCTGGTATAAGCGTTAACAGAGGCTCAGCTGCTGATGTTGCGTTAATTTGGGACGAAAGCGAAGGTTATTGGGCATTTACAAACGACGGTACTAATTATACTGAGATCGGCAGTGGCGGAGGAATAGCACTAACTGATATCTCAGTAGGCGCCGCTGCACCTGCATCAGGTGACGGTGCTGTTGCTTATGATAACTCAACTGGTGTGTTTACATATACACCTCCTGCTGCTACTACATCATTTACTGCTTTAACAACTTTTGGTTCAACTACGGAAATAGCAACAACATTAACTGGTGCAACCGGTGTAGTTACTCATGACATCACTTCTAGATCGTTGTTTATACATAGTTCGGTAGCTGCTGATTTCACTGCTAACTTTACTAATGTGCCGACTACTGATGATAGAACTCTCTCTGCGGCACTAATTATTAGTCAAGGAGCCACGGGGTATTTACCCACTGCCGTTCAGATTGATGGTGCGGCTCAGACAATTTTATGGCAAGGCGCATCAGCTCCTACGTCAACTCCGAGTGCTACTGATATTGCTAGTTTTACCCTTATTAGGTTTGCTGGTGCTTGGACGGTTCTCGGAACTGTAACAGCATTCGGTTCGGTGTAAGGCGAAATATATGCCACGTATTACATCATTTTCAGGTAAAATTCTAGCAGGTAAAACACTAAAACGTTTCTTAGATCCGGTTATCCCGTTTGTCCCAAATTTTGGCTCGGTGGCTACTAGCTTTATCAATTCATTTTCAGGTGATAAAAAGTATATTGATATCACCAATGGGTCCGACAGTAATAATGGAGACACTGATGCTACTGCTTATCAGACATTAAGTTATGCTCAATCTCAGACTGCTGCCATCGGCACTGCTGTAATGTATGTGATCAAGCCAGGCGTTTATGATCTTACACCAGTTACAGTAGGCCCACAGGTACCACAATTTACTACTGCTGGGTTCAGCGATGGCAATTTACCTAGAACTTTCTTTTGTGCAGCTGGACAGGTGGTATTTCAGTGGACGGCTACCACTGCTCAACGTGATGCCGCTATGGTAAACTTACAAAACACTAATAGCGCAGTGTATGGCGCAATTCTAAAAAGAAACAACAATGGAAAATCAAACTCTTATTCTGTAGGCATGTTTAACGGTTCGACGGCATACAGCCAAGGTGACTTTTACAACTGTGTGTTTCAAGAAACCAATGCGAATGGTAACTGGGCTTTACAGTATGACAATAGTCAAGTTAACACGTCTGTGTTAAACAACTGTAGTTTTTACACTACTGAAAATGGTACAAACGACTATGCTGGCGGGTCAGGTCTAATTCTGAATAATAATGCATTTAGATATGCTCCTGGCACCACCGGTGCAACGCTAACTAATGCAGTAACAGCGCAGACTATGGATGCTACTACTTATGAATTGTCTGCTAACAATAATACTCATGGCGTACATTCAGGTACATACAGTTGGGGTGAGTCTATGTGGTCGACGGTAGCTCCAGAACCTCTACCGGATCCTATTTACATACAAGAAGGCACTTTAATTCAGCCTACCACAGTGGGCCCACTTAAAGAAACATTTGCTATTTCAGGCGACGGCAACACTGCTGTCTATACTAACGCATATCAGACTACCACGGCAGATTATGCAGGAAAGGCATGGTTCCTTGCTAGGACAGGCTCAAGCTGGGCAATACAGGCTACATATCAGGGTAGTGGCAACCTGTCAGGCGACCGTGATATCTACGGATATAGTTGCGCAATCTCTGATGATGGCAATACCATTGTTGTAGGCAGTAGAAGGCAAAGAGAGACTCCTGCCAACGCGGGCGCCGCTTATGTTTATAGCAGAAATGGTACATCCTGGTCACTGACGCAGTATCTACAAGCCAGTGATAAACAGGATGGTGATCAGTTTGGCAGCACAGTCAGTATATCTGGTGATGGTAACACTCTAATAGCCGGTGCCCAGTGGGAAGATGCAGCTGGCGCTGATGCTGGTGCTGTTTATGTTTATCAACGTGCCGCCCATGGCCAGGGATTTAGCAATCAGATCAAACTGCTGGCTTCTACTATAGGCCAACAAGAAGCCGGAGCCCGGTATGGATCTGATGTTAAGATCTCTAATGATGCAAGTACCCTCGCCATCGGTGCCACTGCCGACGACTCCACCGCTGGTGCCATATATATCTATACACGAAACAGAGCTGTAGATGGCAGTTTCTCCTGGCCTCACACATACAACTTCCAGGCCAAGATAAGCGACGGCACGGACCCGTATGTTTATTTCGGTGGCGGGCTCCAGTTATCGGGTGATGGAAATACCTTAATCTCACGGGACTTTACTTCTACTGCGCTTAACTTATTCACTCGATCAGACGCAACCTGGACGCAGCAAGCTGATATAACTTCGCCTGACGGTAATATATTTACATACAACAGTATGAGTAACTCAGGTGACAGAATTGTATCAGGTAGCAATATCGCGGTCGGTGATGACAACACAGGTATAGTACGATCCTTTACTAAAACAGGAGAAACCTGGGCACAAGATCCTGTGCCAATATTACCAGATGTTTCATCGTATACTAAATTTAGCAGCGTATACTTATCTGGCGATGCGCTTACATTGATAGTACGCAGTAGTGTTGGGAATTTTATGTATGATAGCCCAGGACCAACTGAGGCGTACTACTTAACAACAGGCACTGCGATTATTAATGGTGAATCAATACTAGGCTCAACGCTAACTGCTTCTAATAATCTGGCTGATGGTGATGGCATCAGTGCCATCAGTTATCAGTGGAATCGAGACGGGGTAGCTATTACAGGTGCCACCGCTACTACATATACACTAGTAGAAGCAGATCTGGACGCTGTTATCACCGTCACTGCTAACTATACAGAAGGCGGAGGTACGTCTGGCAGTGTTACGTCATTAGGTACAGATGCGATTGCTGTAGGTAATTATACTCATCCAACCTACGGAACGTTGGTTGCTACGTTTAACTCACCAGATTGGCAACCAGTTGGCGGAGTCAGTGTTACAGAAGGTAATCCACTTCCTTCAGATTCCACTAACGTTATATTAAGTGACTCAGCTTTCCAAGCTGTACGAGCAGCCACAACAGCTAATCGTGTTTGGTATGTGTGGGGAGATAATCTTGAGAATTATGCGATGGTTGCTCGCTCGACAATTGAGGGTGCTAACGTTAAGCCTGCACCTACAACAACAATCAATCCAAATAACTTTGGGTTTTTTACTAGCTTTAGAGTACATTGGTGGAGTGAAACATCAGGTGCCACTCTAACTGGAAGCGATTATAGTTTTATGGCTTATAGGGATACCAACAATTTATCGCTTTATGAGTATGGGCCAACAAAATTTTCATCAGAAAATGTTGTTCTGAACACCAATCACACCACTGGTAGATTTTATATTTTCTACCAATAAACTGGTCTTAAAATTTATTATAAATAGATGTAATATATAGGAGTAGGATACATGCCTAAACAAGTACAATTTAGAAGAGGGACAACTACTCAGAATAATGTGTTTACCGGTGCTCAGGGAGAACTATCCGTCAGCACCACAGATTACCATTTGCGAGTGCATGATGGCTCAACACAGGGCGGTAAATCTTTATTGCTTGCCGATTTAACTAATGTCACTGGAGATACTGATGATATTGGTGAAGGTAGCACCAATCTGTACTTTACTAACGCTAGGGTAGACAGTGAAATCGATTCATATTTGACAGCAGGTACTGGCATAGGCATTTCGTCGGGTACACTTACGGTTGATACTAGCACAATTGCGACAAGAAGTTATGTTGATACTGCGGTAGGGAATTTAGTTGACTCTGCTCCTGGTGCATTAGATACGCTGAACGAATTAGCAGCAGCACTTGGTGATGACGCGAACTATGCGACAACGACAACAAACGCATTGGCAGCAAAGGCTCCATTAGCAAGCCCCACGTTGACTGGAACTCCTGCTGCACCAACAGCATCTGCAGGTACAAACACCACGCAGATTGCTACTACGGCTTATGTACAAGCGGAATTGACTGCACTCAGAGCAGAACTATACGCTTACGATCCATAATAACTAGGAGATACTGATGGCTGTACTAGCATCAAGACAAGAGTTGATTGATTATAGCTTACGCAGACTGGGCTTTCCTGTTATTGAAATCAATGTGGATGACGATCAGGTAAGTGATCGCGTAGATGACGCAATCCAATTTTGGCAAGAGTATCACTTTGATGGTACCGAAAGAGCCTACATCAAACACAAACTTACAGGGTCAAAGATCACATTACAAGCATCCTTGGCTAACAACTTTACTGTTGGTGAAACTGTTACTGGTGGTACTTCGGGAACAACCGCGATTGTTGTCAGTACAGATGGTGCAGAAATCACCGTAGATAATGTAAAGCCTGGTGGCGCAACTTTTTCTTTATCTGAAACCATTACAGGCAATCAGTCTGGATATGCTACAACCACATCTTCGTCTACCGCATACTCTAAAGGCGACTTAGAAAACGGCTACATTCCTATAGGTGACAATATTCTTGGCGTTACTAGAATGTTTAAGTTTGGCGCGACAACTGGCGGCAAGTCAGACGGCTTGTTTGATGTTGATTATCAATTTGCATTGAATGACTTGTACAATTTACTCAGTGCAGACTTGACATATTACTCTATGGTGAAAACTCACTTATCTACACTAGAAAGCATTTTCGTTACTGAAAGACAAATACGATTCAATCGAAAAACTAATAGACTTTACATTGACACAGACTTTGATAAGACATTCGATGTTGGCGACTATGTGATTGCTGAAGGTCAGGCTATGATTGCAGGCACCGATTACGCTGAAGTGTATAACGACATGTTTTTAAAGAAATACACTACTGCACTTATTAAAAGACAGTGGGGAGAGAACATGAAAAAGTTTGGCGGCATTCAATTGCCAGGTGGTGTGATACTCAACGGAGATCAGATATTTCAAGAAGCGGTTGCAGAAATTCAACAGACTGAAGAAGAAATGCAATCTAAGTACGAACTTCCTCCCGCATTTATGGTAGGCTAACGTGCCAACAAATTTCTATTTTCAAAGTGGAGACACATCGGGTACCACAAGTGAGCAGTTACTTGTAGAAGACCTAGTAATCGAATCCTTAAAGATTTACGGACACGATGTCTATTACTTGCCTAGAACTTTTGTAAATAGAGATACAATCTTTGATGAAGATTCTCTATCTAAATTTACACAAGCATATCCACTAGAAATGTATATGGAAAACGTTGCTGGCTACGAAGGCGATGGTGAGTTATTCAGTCGCTTTGGATTGGAGACTCGCGACCAAGCAACTTTCATTCTTGCGAGACGTAGATGGGATGAATTGGTTGTTAGTAATAGTACTGGTGGCGATTTTGTGCAAGATGGCGCTAGACCAATGGAAGGCGATCTACTTTACTTTGGCAAAACTCGTTCACTGTTTGAAATTAAGTTTGTAGAGTTTCAGAATCCTTTCTATCAGCTAGGTAAAATTTACACGTTTAGAATAACCGCTGAATTGTTTGAATATAGTTCAGAGGAGATTACTACAGGTATTGGCGCGATTGATCAGATTGAAGATGACAATTCATTGGATCAGCGGTTGTTTGAATTGCAGAAAGAAGATGGTGACAGACTGTTGCTTGAATCTGGTGGTGCTATAATCAAAGAAGACTTCTCAGTCAAACCAGGTGTTGCAGGCGATAATCAAGATTTCACCAATGAAGAAACTGCAGGTGACATTTTAGACTTCTCAGAATTAAACCCATTTGGTGAATTAGATGTTTAAAGGCAAGCAGTTTTACCATGAGCATGTACGCAAAGCAATAATTGCTTTTGGCACAATTTTCAATGGTATTAATATTGAAAGAAAGAATACATCGGATGTAGCGGTACAGAATCTTAGAGTGCCTTTAGCATACTCTACAAAACAAAAATTCTTAACTCGCATTGAGCAGACACCGACAGTAGAATCAAGAGGCGATGTTGCAATTATTCTACCTAGAATGGGATTTGAAATTCTAGGGCTGCAATATGATCCTAGTAGAAAAATATCACAGATACAAAAACATCGAAAGACGATAAGCTCGGATGCATTGAATGTCACTCGTCAATTCGTATCAACACCATATGATATGAATCTTGCATTGTATATCTTTGCTAAGAACCAAGAAGACGGGCTTCAAATATTAGAACAAATTTTACCATACTTCAATCCTGATTTTAATATCACATTGAATGATTTGCCTGAAATGGATATAAAACGAGACATAAAGATTGTCTTAGATGGTATCTCGTATGAAGATAACACTGCTGGAACATTTGCAGATCGACAGAGTATAATCTGGACTTTGAATTTTAACATGAAATTAAATTTTTACGGTTATGTATCAAATCAAAGTGTTATACGAGAGGCTATTTCTACAATATATCAGAACCCAGACTTTCAGGGGGCATTTGTCAGACAGACGTATAGTGTAGAAGATGCAAGAGCAACCGCTACTGCTACAATTTCAGGTGATGCGGTAAACGCAATTACGCTTACTTATGCAGGTACAAAATATACAACAGAACCTAACGTTACTCTTACAGGAAACGCAAGGGCACACGCAGTTATGGATGGTGATAAGATAGGCAGCATTGTTATTGACGATGCTGGATCTGGATATGTTAGTGCGCCAACAGTTACTATAGAGGGACCAGATGCAGGGTCACAAACAATAGATGATGCATATCGATTCTTGGAGGAGTTTGATGAAACCTATGTCTAATAAAGTATTTGATGCGTTAGATAAAACTTTTGGCACAATGACTGAGGCTGAAGAAATTTCTAGGCCTATTGTTCCTGTTGGTAAAAAAGACGAACAACTAGAACATGATTTTCAGGAAGCTAGGAGTAGTTTAAAACGCGCAATGGCTTACAGTGAATCTGCTGTACAAAGTATATTAGAAGTCGCGCAAAATAGCGACAACCCAAGAGCATTTGAGGTTGCAGTGCAAGCTATCAAGTTGATGTCTGATCAAGCAAAAGATGCTATGGAAATACAAGAAAAGAAACAGAAGATCGATCTCACAGATCCTAAGCAAGCATCGAAAATAGAAAATCAAACAAACATTTTATTTAATGGTAGCACCTCTGACTTGTTAAAAGCATTGAGTGCAAAAAAAGAAGTGATTGAGCATGATTCCGCAACTGACTAATCAAGAAGCAACTTCTTACCACGGTAATCCAAATCTAAAATCAATCGGGCATAATCATGAGTGGACGCCTGAGCAGATTATAGAATATCAAAAATGTATGGGAGACCCTATATATTTTATTGAAACCTATTGTATGATTGTCACGCTAGATACAGGGTTGCAGCCATTCAAATTGTACGATTGTCAGAAAGAAAAAGTCAAATTTATTATGGACAATCGACGCTGCATTCTTATGGAAGGAAGGCAGCAAGGTAAAACAGTAACTGCGGCTGCGTGTATTCTTCATTACACTATATTTCAAGACAGCAAGACTGTTGCTATCATGGCGAATAAAAGTAAGGCGGCGATGGAAGTACTTGCTCGTTATCAAATCATGTATGAAAATTTGCCTATATGGATGCAACAAGGCGTAAAGACTTGGAACAAGGGTGATGTTGATTTAGAAAACGGATCTAGAGTATTCACTGCGGCAACAACTGCTTCTGGTATTCGAGGCAAATCTGTAAACTGGCTATACATTGACGAGGCTGCAATCATTCCTAACAATGTAGCAGAACAATTTTTTACTTCTGTATATCCTACGATTTCTGCTGGTAAAACGACAAAGATTCTTTTGACATCTACGCCGTTAGGTTATAATCACTTCTGGAAGTTTTGGAACGATTCTGTAGAGAAGCGTAACGGGTTTGAGCACATGTTCATTCATTACAGTGAGATTCCTGGCAGAGATGATGCATGGGCAGAACAACAGTTACAGCTATTAGGTGAATTGAAATTCAACCAAGAGGTATTGTGTGAATTTTTAGGATCCTCTAATACACTTATCAACGGCAAAACACTAGGATCTCTTAGTGCTAAAGTGCCAATATACTCTAAAGATGGCTTAGATATTTACGAAGAGCCGAAAGCAAATAACTATTACATACTAGTCGCTGACGTTGCTAGAGGCGTTGGTGGTGACTACTCTGCGTTTGTTGTTGTCGATGTGACACAGATGCCATACACCGTCGTAGGTAAATATCGACACAACAAGATTTCTCCGTTATTATATCCAAATATTATAGAGAAAGTAGGTAAAGACTATAATGATGCATTTATTCTAGTAGAAGCAAATGATATTGGGCAACAGGTTCTCACTATTCTGCATCAGGAAAATGAATATGAGAATATATTCACAACAGTCACAGAGAACAACAGACAATACATAACTCCTGGCTTCGGTAAAGCAGCGCGATTAGGTGTAACTACATCTAAAGCAGTGAAGAGACAGGGGTGTTTTAGTTTCAAAAGTTTGATGGAAGAACGAAAACTTCTTTTATTTGACCCAGAAATTATATCAGAGCTATCAACGTTTATTGAACGAAGTGGTTCTTATCAGGCTGACGAAGGTTACAACGATGATTTAGCAATGTGCTTGGTCTTGTTTGGCTGGGTTACAACCAACACATTTTTCTCGGACTTGACAAATGTTAATGTTAGAGAAGGTCTGTATAATTCAGAAATGCGGGCAATTGAAAACGATTTGACACCTTTTGGAATTATTGATGATGGACAACAGCAGGAAATGGAAGTGATGGGTGGAGATTTGTGGTTATTTGAAGAACCTAAATTACTAGATTTATAAATAAACAAAGTAATATAATATAACGCTAACTTAATTCGAGGAGAATAATATGGCTTTTCAGCTTTCCCCTGGCGTTCTCGTACAGGAACAAGATGCCTCAAACGTAGTTCCCGCAGTCGCAACCACTATCGGTGGTTTTGTAGGCGACTTCAATTGGGGTCCTGCAGATGAGATCATCACAGTTGCAAGTGAAAATCAACTGGTAGAGAGATTCGGTAAACCAAACACAACAGCAAATGTAGACTTTTTAACAGCCGCAAGTTTTCTTGCATATGGATCGGCTCTTAAAGTAGTACGAACAGTGGGTGCTGCTGCTAACGCAACTGCAAACGGCGGCGCGTTGCTAGTCAAAAACGAAGATGCTTTTGAAGCACTCGGTGCCCAGACTGTAGGTGTCTTTGCAGCTAAGTACCCAGGTTCTTTGGGTAACAGTCTCAAAGTAGCAATGGCAGACTCTACTACATTCAGTAGTGGATCTATTGCTTCTATTGCAGTTGATACTGCTGGTTCAGGCTACACAACTGTTCCTGATGTGGTAGTGGACGCCGCGCCAGCTGGCGGTGTTACTGCTACAGCTACAGCGGTACTTGCCGGCGATACAGTAGGTTCGATAATCGTTTCGTTTGCTGGCTTAGGATACACAAGTGCTCCTGCTATAACATTTACTGGCGGCGGCGGCACCGGTGCAGCGGCTACAGCAACAATGGTTACAGCTTGGACTTACGCAAATCAGTTTGATGATGCTCCAGGAACATCTGTATACGCTGCTAATAACAGCACATCACTAGATGAGATACACGTTATTGTTATCGACGAAGACGGCGCAATCACAGGTCGTGCAGGAACAGTACTAGAAAAATTCGCAGGCGTCTCTAAAGCATCAGACGCTAAAGATGATTCTAATCAGTCTAATTTCTACAAAGATGTAATCAACAATCGTTCTAAGTGGATTTGGGCTGTTACGA